ATCGCTAATAAGATTCGTCTTGCGACCATTCTTGGTACTTTTCAAGCGTCGTTAACAGACTTCCCTTACTTGCGTAAGATCTGGCAGAAGAACACTGAAGAAGAAGCACTCTTAGGTGTGTCAATGACTGGTATCTGTGATAATACGCTGTTGAATAACCCTGACGATGAGTCATTACCTGCTAGATTGGAGTCACTACGTGATATTGCTATCTCTACTAATGCTGAGTTTGCTAACGCTATTGGAATTAATCAGAGTGTTGCTGTCACGGCTGTTAAACCCGAAGGAACCGTCAGTCAGTTATGCTCTACTGCCTCTGGTATTCATCCTCAGCACAGTAAACATTATATACGTCGTGTCCGAGCTGACAATAAAGATCCACTAACACAGTTCATGATTCAAGCTGGTTTTGTTGCAGAGCCTTGTGTAATGAAGCCTGAGTCAACTACAGTATTTAGTTTCCCTGTAGAAGTGGCTGAAGGTGGTTTGTTACGTGAAGACTTATCAGCTATCCAACACTTGAAGTTATGGTTGATCTTCCAGCGTCACTACTGTGAGCACAAGCCTTCAGTAACTATCTCAGTACTTGAAAATGAGTGGATGGATGTTGGAGCATGGACATTCAAACACTTTGATGAAGTCACTGGTGTATCGTTCTTGCCGATGGATGGCGGTACGTACAAGCAAGCACCTTACGAGGAGTGTGATGAAGAGACTTACAATAAACTGAAGTCATTAGTACCGACTACAGTGGATTGGGAGAACTTTAAGGAGTACGACGATAATGTCGAAGGAGCACAAATGCTGTCCTGTACAGCCGGAGGATGTTCAATATGATAGTTATATTTCACTGGATTTGTGGCTTTAGTATTGGATTTGAGTATGTCCCTGATTGGGATGATGAAGCTCACTTTGCTATCGACCTAGGAGTACTTAGGATAATATTTAGCAAACCACACGAAGATGATATTGAATTGATGTAAAACTAAGGGGACTCGAAAGTCCCCTTTTTTATTGCTGTTGGAAGATTGGATTTTCCTGTTGTGGTGGAGTATAGTCAGGGTTTTGTTGTTGATACCGCTGAATTAACTCTGCATCTGATAAGGACCTTACATCTACTGTACCTGTCGGTTGCTCAGAAGTTGAATCAGGTGCTTTCTCAATTGACAACATAGGAGCACCTCTAAGAATAGCTGTTCCACCTACTTTAGCAATAGTCGTGACAGCATCTAAACCTTTTTGACCAATACTCTTATTTGTGGCTAAATCAATTAAAGCTTGTTTAGAGTTAGGATTAAATAAGATCTCAGAGAAAGCTGCTGGACTGTTTACAAAGTCTTTAATAGCACTGAATGACTCTTTTGCCATGTTAGCTTGTTGAGTGTTACCACCCATGGCTTTTGTACCAGCATAAGCAGCACTACCGCCAAGACCTGAAGATCCTACATTCTCGCCCTGAAGAACACGCTGCATATAATTCATAGCTAGTTTAGCATCAGCAAGGTCTTTCTTGTCTTTAAATAAGAAAGCTAACTCGCTATCAGGTTTATTCAAGTCAGCCAAAGCTGCAGATACACTAAAGTCAGGAGCATTAGAAGGTGCATTTGGAATCTTAGCATTTTCTAATACATCGTTAAATTTAGAACGACGAATAGTATCTAAAATTTCAGCAGACTGTGGATTGTTTTGCAATACATCAATAAGGATAGCACGTTGTGTCGGTGGAGCATCTTTTAGTTTCTTAATAACAGCTTCAGGAACTAATTCAGAAGGACTTGCCACATCAAAAGCTTTGACTAATGGACGATTCGCAAATTCATCTACAGCATCTAAGTTAGATGAGAACTTATCACGAGCTTTCTTAAGCTGATCTGCACCGGGAACACCTTGATCAATAGCTTGATTTAAAGCGTCTCTAAAGCCACCTAAAACAGTTCTAGCAAGACCTTTAGCTTGTCCGGGAGCAACACCTTCAAAGATGTTACCTTTACCAAAGTCAGCCGTTCCTGAATACACTGCAGAACCCCACGCAGCTAAGTTCTTTTGTAGACGATCAATATCGATACGATTTGCTGCAGCAGGAGAACCCGGAGTAGTTGTAACAGCTACAGGCTGTCCGTTAGGACCTATGATTGTGCTTGGTGTGGATGTCGGAGGTACTTCAGGAATAGCATATTCATCTATAATACGTTTTACTGAAGCTTTTAAGTTATCTAATCCGGGTGTCTCAGGAGGTAAAGAAGACAGATTACGATTAAGAGCATCTAACACTGGCTGAGTATCTACAGTTCCACCTGCTTTCTTAGCAGCATTAAAATCTTTCATTGCATCAGACTGTAATCGACCTGATAAAGCTTTGCCATAGTTATCAAAAGAACTTACTACTGACTTAGTTAATTCAGTATCGTTCATTGTCTTTGATGCAGCACGAGTAAATAAGTTATCTAAGAATGTGCTTACTGATGAAGCTTGTTCTTTTCTAAACGCAGGTGCATTCTCAGCTTCAGGCGAAGCAGCTACACGAGCTTCTCTTGATAGTTGTTTACGATTGCCTGTCAACTCACCCGGAGTCATTGGACCTACATTTAACAGTGCTCTTGTTTCGTCTACAGGAGGAAACGTACCGAGAGGTTGACGAAGTCTGTCAACAGCGGACGTAAAAGCACCTTTAGCAGCATAAGGAGTTCCTTGAATGGCTAACTGACCTAACGGAGATTCTGTCACTAAAGGAGCAGTTACACCTAATCCACCAGCAACACCGAACTCTTTAGCTCCGGCAACCGCACGTTGAGCTGCTGTAGCTTTAGGACCAACACTAAACATTCCCGGAACACCCATTACAGTCGTAGCAGCAGCAGGAGCACCTGCAGAAGCTAAGTTATAAGGTGTACGATATGGTGAAGTTTCTAAATCAACACCTGTCAAGCTTTTAATAGCTGCTAAGATACGTTTTGGTTTAGCAGCTTCTGGGTCATTACCAGCATCTAGATAGTTATATAGTGTTTCCCATCCACCGATAAGATCAACAATACCTTTAGCACTTCCTTTAGCAAGTGACTCTACTGTGTTTGTTGCAATCTTAGAGAACTTTGTAGGACTATTATCTAGTACTGATTTTTCTTCGTAACCTACTGGGTTTAGTCTTTTGTATTCTGCCATCAACTCGGCATCTGACATCTTTTTATAATCTTTAGACATCTTATTCCTTATTTAGGTAACAAATTACGTTCTTGCATTTCTTTAAACAAGTCTGAAGATACCGCACCTGTGCCGGTGTTTATTGGAGCAATAGTCTCTTTAGGAAGTGTGTACTTAAATCCACCAAGACCTTTTTTCTCACGTGCATAATTCTCAAGATTTGTTGTCTCTTTGATAATATCAACGTTTTTAGTACGCATGAACTCAATAAGTTGTTTACGTGCAGCAGCATTTGTTCCTAACTGTGGAACTAAACCAGCAATAAACTTACGATCTTCGTTAGAGAAGCCAGCACCTAACTTACCACCAAGAGTCTGTAACACAACATCTCCTGCAACTTTATCATATTGTTGCGATGCTGAAATACGCTTAACGTCATCTTTACTTGCTAATCCTAAAGTATCCAAGAAATTACCAACAGCAACACGTTCGTTAGCAAGACCGCCACTATATAGTTTTTCATTGTCTAAAGTAGCTAACTTATCAAGACTCTTAATTGCATTTACAGAGTTCTGGCGAGTATTCATAGCTGCAGTCACAGTGTTAGCATCATTCTTACCTAACTGTTTAGCAAACTCTGTTTCACCCTTAGCGTCAATATTAATTAATTGCTTGTTAGAGAATACGCTAATTGGATCACCTATTGGTGTCACTCTACCTGTTACTTTATCAACAATAGCTTGTTGCTTTAATTCAGGCTGACCTTTAACACCAACCCACTCAGTTTCCATACCCTCAGACATTGCTTTACGAGTATTCAAAGCTTGATCAATACTTGCTTTCTTAAGCTCATTAGCACGACTAATAGCTTGTTGTGCTTGTTGTGGATATTTCCCTTGAATAGCCTGAGCCAACTGAATTAAACCATCAGGTGTGGTTGTGTCAAACTGACCTGCAATTTGTTTTAACTCTGTAGCTGCTTGTAACATAGGGTCTTGAACACCAAGTAATCCCCCTGCAGCACGACTTAAACCAGCAGCACCTTGGTATGTAGCCATTGTTGCTCGTTGCATTGGGTTTAACTGAGCGAATTGCAAAGCATTCTGCATATCTGCTTGTTGTTGCTGAGCCTGTAATACTGCTGGATCTGCACCAAATAAACCACCTACGATTGAATCATTAGCCATTATTTTTCCTTACATCCAAGCTTCGTTAGCGAATGGATTTCCACTACTTAGTGGTCCACTACTTGTTGCACCAATACTGTTCATGTAACTAGCTGATGTTGGTGAATTATTTAAAAGACCCATTCCAGATCCTCCACCAATTAAATCTCCAAACCAGCCGTTCATCATGCTGCTACCACCTCCACTAGAACCACCAAATGCAGAACCAGCACCACTAAGAGCAGTACCAATTGGACTATAGCCTTGATACTGTGCATAAGCATTGGCAGCAGCAGCCTGTGGCTCCATGTATAGTCTACCAGCAGCAGCATTAGCATTTGATTGACTTGTGGCTAAACCTTGACTCAATGCAAACGGTTGTTGACCGTAACCTTCGATTGTGTTTGCGAGATTTAGTCCAGCAGTTAACGGACTATATGCTTGTGTACCAATAGCAGCATTCTGAGTTAACAAACCACCACCAGTTCCAAACAAGTTTAAACCAAACTGTTGACGTTGTTGTGCAGCTTGCTCTGCTTGAGTACCTAAAGCTAAGTCTTGTTTAGCAATAGAGTTATAGTATGCAGCTAGTTCAGGATTAGCTTGCATCATATTGCCAGCAGTCGTTCCACCAGTAGCTAAACCAGCACGACCTGTCTGATATACTTGATTTTTGATATTTGCTAAGTCTTGTTCACGACCCGGAGCTAAAGCAGCTCTTTGTGTCGTCATGTAGTCTTGACGAGCTTGCTCAGGAGATGTGGATAGATATTGCTCACCCATTCCAAAAGCTTTATTGGCTCCACCAAACAAGGACTGAGCCATGTTAGTGATCTGATACGGATCATACTGTCCAGCACCACCAAGTACTCGTTGTTGAATAGCTTGTAACTCAGGAGATAAAGAGTATCCTGCTGATGTCAACTGACCATCAGGACCCATTGTAAACTGAGACTGACCTAAGTTAGTCTTAATTCCAATTGGATTAAACTTTGCTCTGTCGTAAGATAACTGACCAGCAGCACGTAAAGCTTCTGCCTGACCTTTGGCAGCGTCTGCTGCTTTAGATCCACTGATTAAACCGCCACCTAGTGATAATGCTGAACCAACTAGTGAACCCATTATAGACTCCTACTATATATGTGATACATCTTTTTATCCTGACCTAATAAAGGTTGTTTAAATTCAAAACCAATTGTTCTTGCAAACTTTGCTAACTTAGTATTATCTTCATGAACCATTGCCACCAACGGAACATCTGTTAAATACTGAAGTAAATGTAAATCACCTAAATACTTTACTTTTACTTGTGGTGTCCATTTACGTACATCTGTGTGAAACCAAAGTAATCCATCGTGTAACTCCAACAACATTGTGTAGTCTTCACGAATGACTACTGGGACTTTAACCAATTAACGAAGTTCCCACCAGAGACGTAAAGGACCGTTACCACAACGATATGTAGCACCTGCTGGAATAATAATCATTCCTGAGCTGTAACCAACTTGACCAGCACCGCCGTTAACGTCATACCAATGACGAATAACTAATGTATCGTTAATATAAACATAGATACCATTTGTTTGATTACCTACTTGCATAATTACAGCAATAGGTTTTCCATAAGTATTTGTATAGTTAGTGTCAATAGAACGAGAACCTGTTACATCTTGCCATGTCTCTCCATTAAGACCTAAACCAGCAACTACAGCAGGAGCTGCAGAAGTCCAGTTTGTGCCGTCTGACTTAAGTACATTACCTGAAGTACCCGGAGCTACTGAGTTAATACCACTTGTTCCAGCACCGATAAGAACTGCTTTATCAGTTAAAGTACTACGACCTGTACCACCATCAGCAACAGCTAAGTCAGTAATACCGACAATAACACCACCGGTAATATCTACTGCACTCTTAGCTTGTGTAGACATATTGCCTAAACCTAGTGTATCAATAGCTGATTTAACAAAAGCTGTGTTAGCAATCTGAGTTGTATTAGAACCTGAAGTTGCTGTAGGGGATGTCGGTGTACCTAATAAAGAAGGACTAGAGATGTCCGCTTTAGAAGCAATAGCAGAAGAGATAGCTGTAAACTCAGTATCTAATTCAGTACCTTTAACAATCTTACCAGCGTTACCAGTAGGAAGAGTATCCTTAGTGGTGAAATTAGTTGACTTTGAATAATCAGACATTATAAATTCTTTCCTGTTTTAATAGCTACGTCTACTTTTTGAACAGACAACGGAGATCCGTCAATATCTGATTCAAATCCAATTTGTAATACTCGTCCAGATCCTGAAGCATTAAACTTCAATGTGTCAAGAGCAATACCGTTAGCATATTCTGCAATACCATATTCAGCAGTACCATACTCAGCTACTGCAATAGGGTCTAACACAATCGTGCTACTATTATAGTTATTAGTGTAATCAAAGCCCCACTTAATAGAAATAACTTGACTACCTCCGCCAATCACAACTAAACCTAGCTTCTTAAGAATCTTAATAGCAGTTGGTTGTTCAAAGTCAAAGTAGTTAGTATAGTAAGACCAACGATACACAGCTCCGTTATCTTGGTATCCAGTATAGTTACCAATATATCCACGTTGTCCTACATATAGTTTTCTATCTTCTGTTACATGAAACGCTGTAGGATTGATGTTCTTCCAGATAGTTGTTCTAGCTGCACCATTCTCTAACGTACCACGAGTATCAAAGCAATAGGTAAAACCTACTGAAGGTAACGACAGTAAGTAAAATGCATCAGGAGCAAAGTAAACTGCTTTAATATTCTTTAGAGTTTCTGTAGATACGTTAGCAATAAGATCATCACGTACATTCTTAGATACATCACGTAACGGCATTGACTTTTCTTGAATCAAACGACCAAGAGACTGTACACCTGTCTCAGATAAGAACATGATGTCTGAACCAAATACAGATACTACTGAGTCACGAGCAATACAACCAACACCTTTAATAACATCTTGTAATGTCATTGTTGCTGGATCTTTTGGATTAGCATAGACTAAGATACTACGGTTACAGAAGATGATTAAGAAGCCGTTATGTGCTGCTAAAGCTGTAATACCATCACCAGTAGGGATAACTGTACTGATGTCTAAATAACCAGAAGTACCTGTAGTAAAATTAGCTGGATTCTGTAAATCACTAAAGTAAACAGTTTGAGTATCACCAGCAATATTAGCAGTCCATAGCCTACCATAAGCTGTCATGGCACAGTTAGGTGTAAAACTAGTTACAGAATATCCTGTCGGTAGTGTTGCAATATCACCTAGTCTTTGAAAACCATAAGAACCTGTGTGATTATGTTTTGGACCTGAATCAACTAGAGTTAACACATTCCCTACACTGTAACCTGAACCTGACGTAGTAATACTTACACCTGTTATTGTTGTTCCACTTACAGTAGATACAGTAAAAGTTGCTCCACTTCCAGAACCACCAGTTACTGTAGCTACTTCACCTACATACCAGTTAGTTCCTCCGTTAGTTACAGTGATTCCTGTAATATGTCCTGATCCATTAACTGAGGTAACTGTTAAAGTAGCACCTGATCCTGATGTAGGTAATTTATGGTATACTAGTGTTGGATGTCCTGATTGAGCAAATATAGCATGAGCAGAAGTATTACCGCTATTATTATAAGGCATACTAGCAATCTGCCAGTTGTCATCGCTGATAGTGTAAGCAACTGTTCCTGAACCAGAAGAATTAATGACTGTGCCGTTAATTGCAGCAGTTAATGTAGTAGTGCCTGTATATACTTTATTACCGGCAGCACTGAACACTACGTTACCATCAGACTTAACAAATTCAAATACTGTTCTTACTGCTGGAGTAGAACTGATAGCCGTTGTATTTACTTTCGTCCAGCCCTTACGAGCACCGATACGACCATATTTATCAATAACACAGTTAAATGCTTCTAATGCATAGCCACTTGTGAGTTGCACTGAAGCATCTTGAATATCTAGTCCGGAGAACCCCGGAGCTTGAATTGAGCCAGTTAGTAACTGTTCAGCCATTAGTTAGTCCACTCAGCTTCTTCAAGGTAACGTCCACTCTCAAGCGAGATAGCGTCGCTCAAAGAAGCTTTATACATTGCATAGGCTTCATTAGAACCAATACCGCCATCTTCACCACGTTCACCCATTGCACGAGCTAAAGCATTAAATATTACAGGTTCTGACGGAATCAAAAGCTGATCTGAGTTAGCTGAGAGAGGTACTTGTGGTTTAATTACGTTAAAACGAATATTATAAACACCATTAGGGATAGGATATAAGTCTACTTGGGTATCACCGTTAGAGTTTGTACCGTTAAAGTTATAGTATCTTGGCTGGTCTTTCTGAGCTGTTTGTGTTAAAAACAATAAGTTCATTTGCTCAGTTGTTTGTGGTTCCAGAAAATAGTCATTGGTGTCGTTAATAACATCGATTACACGGAAACGTTGACCAGAACCAACTAATACGTAGTTAAATACGTCTGCACCGGTTACGGCAGATAAAGTATCTGATAATGCATTCCAGTTATAAGCATCTTCGCATTGACGCTTAGCATCATTTACAAATTTACCAATAAG